ATCGTTTGTGAAATTTATTTGGACCATCTTGGGTATAAAACCTTCGGAGTTGGACATCTCGTGCGTGAGTCAGATCCAGAGCACGGATACGCCGTCGGAGAGCCAGTATCGGTCGAGCGCGTTATTGAGTGCTTTAACAGCGATCTCGATGTGGCTATAAGTGAGTGCGTAGCCCTTTATGGTGTAGATATCTGGGAAGGATTTCCTGGAGAAGTTCAAGAAATTTTAGTAAACATGATGTTTAATCTTGGGCGTCCACGCCTGAGCAAATTTAAAAAGATGAACGCACACCTTGAGTGTGGTGAGTGGGCATCTGCGGCTGTAGAAGGTCGCGACTCGCGTTGGTATAATCAAGTTGGCAACCGAGCAGAAAGATTAATGACACGATTGGAGAATGTATAAACATGGCAATTTATTGCACAGCACAAGAAAGAGCACAGTATGAAGAAAAAGGCTACTGGAGATCCCTGCCAGAGATGGTTCCTTCAGTAACATTTCATACTCGCATACTCAACCCGATGACAGATGAGTTTGAGTGGCTCGATGTAAACACATGGGATATTTTTGCAGGTGAGCGTATTCTTATGTTCTCCCTGCCAGGCGCTTTCACGCCAACTTGTTCGACCTACCAGCTACCCAGCTTTGAGCAGCTCGCGGAAGAAATCTATGCCGAAGGTATTACTGGTATCGTTTGTATGACAGTCAATGATGCATTTGTATGCAATGCTTGGGCAAACGCAAACAATCTTGAAGAGATCCAAGTAATTCCTGATGGCAGTGGTAAATTTACTGAAGCTATGAATATGCTTGTAGATAAAGACAATCTTGGTTTTGGTCGCCGCTCTTGGAGATACGCGTGCATTGTGGACAATGGAACAATCGAAGATTGGTTCATCGAAGAGGGTCGAGAAGACAATTGCGAAGAAGATCCTTATATGTTCACAGACCCTGCATATATACTCAATAAACTACGAGAAGGCAATTAATACTTGACTTTCGTTGCTAAAACGAGTATAATGTAATCATGAATTTATTTTATCTTGATGAAGACTTAGACAAGTGTGCCGAGTATCATGTAGACAAACACGTCAACAAAATGATACTCGAAGCCGCACAACTTTTATGTACTGCTATCTGGGTCGACCAGTTACTAGGATTTGTTCCTCGTGCTCTTGAAAAAGATGAAGCAGCAGTGCTCAACGAATACAAAAAGACTGAAAAACCTCTTCCTCCCGAAGAGCGTAAACTCACTCCTTATCTCGGTATGATGTATAATCATCCTTGCACGATATGGACTCGATCATCACTAGACAATTACGAGTGGACATGGTGCTATGCTCATGCACTCGCAGAGGAATTTAGATATCGCTACGGCAAAGAACACAAGTCCTTCTGGCAAGTTATCAACAAACTGCCCGACCCAGTTAATCTTGAACGAGTGGGGTTCACCACGTTTGGACTTGCGATGCCTGAGGTACTCAAAAACTATGATGATCCAATTCAGTCTTACCGTGACTATTATCACCTTGACAAGGCTACTTTCGCCAGTTGGTCTCATCGACCAACTCCCGATTGGTGGGATGAGTCTCTTGCTGACTACGAACAGAGGATTACAGCGCAATGAGTAAAGTAAACTTAATTGGAATTACAAAACCGAGTATCTTTACTGGGTGTGTGAACGCTGAAGAGCTGGTAGCGTATGCTGCTCGGGTCAGTAACCCAGAAAATCAAAACCATCACGAGAGCGCACCACGCCTGCTACGATATCTTATCAAGCACGGTCACTGGTCCCCTTTCGAGATGGTTCATATTACTATGGAAATTATTACTACACGAGATATTGCTCGTCAGATTTTACGTCATCGAAGTTTTAGTTTTCAAGAGTTTAGCCAGCGATACGCTGTGCAAGAAAATTTTGGATATCGAGAAGCTCGTTTACAAGATCCAAAGAACCGTCAAAATAGTATTGAATTAGAAGACCAAGAAGACTTTGGTAAGGGCGGAAATAAAACTCCACACGAACGTCTATATGAAGACTGGAACATGAAACAAGCCCAGGTTGTTAATGCTGCAAAAGACGCTTATCAGTGGGCATTGAATAATGGCATTGCAAAAGAACAGGCGAGAGCTGTGTTGCCCGAAGGCAATACGCAGTCTACACTTTATATGGCAGGCAACCTACGTTCATGGATTCATTATTGTGAACTGCGGCGGGGTCACGGCACTCAAAAAGAGCATATGGTTGTAGCAGATCAGTGCTGGGAAATTGTAAGTGCTCATTTCCCTGATGTTGCAGAGGCATTGGAATGAAAATATGGTATGAACACTATAAGACAAAGGAAGAGTTATTTGTAGAAGGTGAAGTAGTTCACGGAGCAAATAATACTTCAGATAGAATTGTAGTAAAACTACCAGACGGTAAACACGTAGATATTATTAAATCAACAATATTAAAGACCCGGCCATGAACGATAAATTAATACACGACCCAGTAAATAGTCCTTTACATTATAAGCGAGAGGGTGTAGAATGTATAGATGCAATGAAGCAAACAACCTCGCCCGAAGGATTCGCAGAGTATTGCCGCTTGAATGCTTTTAAGTATATCTGGCGAGCAAATAATAAAGACAACAAAGAACAAGATACGAAGAAAGCAATTTGGTATCTTCGTATGTCTATAGGAGATGATCCCCGTGGGTAAAGGAAGTAAGATGCGACCTTGTGAGGTTGAACGTAAAGTATTTGAAGACAATTGGGACAGAATTTATGGCAAGACTAAAGAAAAGAGACCACGAGAACCTGAGCGACAGCAACATATCGAAAGTTATAACTTTGTTGAATGGAAACCAACCTATTTCCAAGAAGGTTGCGTGCGATATGCTGAATATAGCATACAATACCACGCGCCTACAACGAATAATTGATGATTACCAAGATAAAAAAGATTATAGAGAACTTCGTAAAAAACAGAATCGAGGAAGAGCAGCGGATAGCACAGAAATTCGTGAGGCAGTTGAACGATTCCTTTCCGGAGACTCCATCGCAGAAATCGCAGCGGGGTTGTTCAGATCAGCAGGGTTCGTCCGAAGCATCATCGAAAGAGTAGGAGTTCCTCAGAAGCAGGAGGGCACTTACGATTATTTGCCAGATGAGTGTTGCGCCGAATCGTTCGAAGATGGCGAACTCGTATGGTCCGCACGCTACTCAGCACCTGCAATCGTGGAAAGAGAGGTCTCTGTAGACTACCAAGCGGAAAATCTCGGGTTCCAAGATGTAAACTATGAGAAAAAGTATGGGAGTAAGTGCTATACAATCTGGGTTTTGCAGTCTCACGATGAAGACGGCGATGATATGTGGGCGCGAGTAAAAACAGGAGGCTTCTATGCTTCAGCTCTTGCTTATGACCTCGGGAAGCTTCAGCATTTAAAACAATATGGTGTAAATCTTCAAAAAACTTCTTGACATTTTTTCCTATAACATCTATAATAATAGAATATTAAATAGGAGAGCAAATGAAACACGAACTTAACAAAACCTACCACTTTAACATTCCTGTCGAGAATTTGCAGTTTGCAGACCTTCGAGGAGAAGAGTGTGTAGAGTTATTTCGAGATGGTAGAGTTGCGGCTCCTTTCTTTGAGCGACAGATTCCCAAGTGGTTTCCTGAACTTACTTTTGTAGATCAAAAAGGTTTTGACCACGTAGACCAAGACGGAGTTTGTTACGATGCAAAAGGATTTACTAAAACTGGGTGTAAGTTTATGCCCAGTCGCATGATGGGCGTAGGCAGAACTTTTGATGTCGAAGAAGCTCAGGAACACGCTCAAGAACTTATATACATCATACACGAAATTATTGATTTCCCCAAGGTTCGTCTAATCTTTAAGAAAGGTTCGGATCTTGTAAAAGATTTTCCAAAGTGCAGTATACCAAAAGGAAAAAGAGATGTCCTCTTCGCAGAGTAAAGACTTAGATAAGTTTTATACAGATCCGCAAGTAGCGGATCTTTGTGCATCTGTATTCTATAAATATGTAGAGCACGGTGCAACCGTAGTAGAGCCTTCAGCAGGTGCGGGAGCCTTCGCTCCATATGTAACAAAAATGTATGATATCCTGCCTGAAGGCCCTGGAATTGAACAAGCAGACTTTCTTTCTCTACCTATAGTAGATAAGTATTTTCTTGGAAATCCTCCTTTCGGAAGAAACAGTTCACTTGCTAAAAAGTTTTTTAATCATGCCGCAAAAGGTAAAGGTGTGATAGGTTTTATTGTTCCAAGAACTTTTAGAAAAGTATCTATACAAAATGCACTTGATTTGCATTTTCATCTAAATGAAGAACTAGAGATTCCAGAAAAGAGCTTTACACTAGACGGTAAACCTTATGCTGTTCCTTGTGTTTTCCAAGTCTGGGAGTATCAACAAACTCCTAGAACAAAAATTACTTTACCTACAACGCACCCAGATTTTAAGTTCGTAGATAAAGAAAACGCAGACTTTAGTATTCGAAGAGTTGGAGGAAACGCAGGCAAGGTAAATGACCACAATAATTATGCAGCTGCTTCGAATTACTTTATACAAGGCGGCGTTAAAGCGAACTTCATAAGTTTAGAGCAAGAGTTTAGAGACGCTGCAAAAAACACCGCAGGAAATCCTAGCCTATCTAAAGGCGAATTAATTTATTTATACAGTAAAACATTTGGTGACATACCCAAAAATACTTCTTGACTTCTGTTGCATATATCAGTATAATATGTATTATTCAAATGAGGGAAGCAATGGGCGACCGATTTTATCAAGCACAACTACAGGCGACTGGCAACTGTCCAGGCGCTTCACTATCACAAACCAAAAGGAAACGCAAAATGGCATGGACTGACGAGAAGAAGGCAGAAGTTATTGAAGCCTACGAGTCACAATCACCCACTCCAGAGAACTCAATGGAGATCGTAAAAGACATCGCAGACGAGTTCGAAGAAAGCCCCAACGGGGTTCGCATGGTTCTTACAAAAGCTGGCGTATATGTAAAGAAAGCCCCCGCATCTTCTGGTGGGACGAAGTCTACATCTGGTGGAACGCGGGTATCTAAAGCAGCAGCTATCGAAGCTCTCACAGCAGCAATCTCTGATGCAGGTCAGGATGTTGACGAAGAGATCCTCAGCAAGTTGACTGGCAAAGCGGCACAATATTTCACCACAGTAATTTCTGCAGTAAACGGCTAATCTTTGGGGCGCAAGCCCCTTTCACTTTCCTAAGCAAGACAGCACAGTAGAAGATTCTGCTAACCTGCTTCACTAGGAGTATTTGTGAAAAAAGAAGAACTAGCACATCTTGTAGATGATTACGGTGATGCCGTAATTACCTACCGTAGTGAAAATAGTAATAAGTTGAAATACAATGTTTGCACGTTGGACTTCAGCACGCCTTATATTCAGGGTAAGAAAAACAGAGCAAAAGAGTCCGACGAGACCCTTTTGCTTTTTTGTTGGGATACCGATAGTTTTAGGCTTTTAAAGCCAAAGAACGTTACGAGTGTAATGCCTTTATCTTCTGTTCTCAAGAACGAGGAATAGGTATGGAACTTTATCAAGCGCCCGAAATATACGAAAAACTTATTCATTACGACGAAGATAAGCATGTACAAGTGCGTCTCTCTATAAAAGAGTTTAGAGGGATCGAATACTTGCACCTGCGAAAATATTACCAAGACTTTAACGAAGAATGGAAACCTTCAAGTGAAGGAGTGTCTATGCCTCTTGACTTTGATAATTCTCGTAATTTATTTATAGGACTGACAGAGATTCTATCGTTAGCAGAAAGTAAAGAGGTGATAGAAGAACATTTTTCTGATTTGTTAAAGGACCTATACTTAAAATAGTTCTTGACTTTTGTTGTTGTTTTCTGTATAATATTCTTTATTCAATGAGGGAACTATATGCAACACTTTTTAGAAAAAGCTTCTGCTATGTATTATTCTGGTCATCCGATTCTTTCGGATGAAGAGTTTGATTCCTTAGCAAGATTATATAATTACGATGCAGTGGGACACACCGTTACAGACGGCATTCCTCACCTTTATCGTATGTATTCTCTGCAAAAAGTTTTTAATATAAATGAGATAGAGGGAACTACGTCTCCTCTAGTGCGAACTCCTAAGTTGGATGGTGCTGCAGTGTCCCTGCAGTATATCAACGGGCATCTTGCTCAGGCTTTGACCCGTGGAGACGGTAATCTCGGTAGAGATATTACGTTGAAGCTAGAAGAGCTCGTGCCTACTCAAATCAGTGCTTTGGATAAGATTCAAATTACTGGTGAGGTCGTAGCGCCTGATACGATCCCAAACGCTCGCAACTTTGCAGCGGGGTCGCTTAATCTCAAAGATATGAATGAGTTTCGTTCTCGCGCACAAACACTCAAGTTTGTCGCATACGATATTCAGGGCGATCATGTTGAGTTTGAGCATCTCACTACTGCAATGGACAGTTTGGCCCAAGAAGGTTTTGATGTTATCACTCACTTCGATGCAACTGGCTATCCTACGGATGGTGAGGTGTTTAGAGTAGATAACTATTCTGCTTTCTATAAGATGGGATATACAGCTCACCACCCCCGAGGGGCCTGGGCTCTTAAAGAGCAGAAGGCTGGGGTGATTACAGAATTACTCGATGTTGAGTGGCAGGTAGGCAAGTCAGGAGTTGTGAGTCCTGTTGCTATCTTACGCCCCGTCGAAGTGGGAGATGCGCTAGTGAGCCGCGCAACTCTACACAACATCGAGTATATTCGCTCTCTCAACCTAGAAATAGGTTGTTCTGTTGAAATTATACGCAGCGGTGAAATCATTCCACGAATCGTTCGACGAGTGGACGTTGAGAAAAATAGTTCTTGACATTTAGGTCAAATCTGTCGTATAATATCTTTTCACTTTTTCGGAGTAGTCCATGTTTCAATCTATCTTTGCCCCAAGTCATTGTCCTTCTTGTGACAGTATGCTTGTGTGGAAGAACGATTTACTGTACTGCGTGTCTTCATCTTGCGGCGAGCAGGCTTTCAAGTCTGTGGAGCATTTTGCAAAGACTATGAAGATAAAAGGTCTCGGCCCTGCTTCCATTCGTAAGTTGGGTTGGACTTGCCCGTCCGAAATTTACCTCGCATCAGACGAGAGTATCTTAGCATCGTTGGGTTCTGAGAAAGTGACAACTAAACTCGTAGAGGAGATTCGTAATTCACTTGCGGCTCCTCTCGAGTTTCTTTTACCTGCTTTTGGTATTCCGTTAATCGGAAAAACGGCAACACTGAAGCTGTCTGAGACTGTTAAAACTATACATGAAATAAATGCAGACACTTGTGAGCGTGCCGGATTGGGCCCAAAAGCTACATCTAATTTATTAGACTGGATGGCCGATAAATTTCCACACTTCTACGGAACTGTAGGATTTACGTGGACTTTTTCTGCTACACCGCCTCCCGCTGTGAGTAAAGGCACAGTATGCATTAGTGGACGCTTGAAGAGTTTCAAAAGCAAAGCTGATGCTACTACTGCTTTGAATGCGGCTGGATATGATGTAAAATCCAGTCTCACCAAACAGGTAGGTTTCCTCATCAATGAAGGTGGGGCCGAATCTGCTAAAACTAGACAAGCCAGAGACACTGGCGTAACTATTGTTACCAATCTCAAATCTTTTTTGGAGAATTAATATGGCACTTCCCAAGTGGACTGATGAGCGCACTGAGGCGCTGACAAACTTCGTGGGCTCTGAAAGCCCCGTATCTCAGGCAACTGTTGCTGAAGCAGCAGACAACCTCGAAACTTCTACTCGTTCTGTATCTAGCAAACTTCGCAAGATGGGCTACGATGTAGAGCTAGCTTCTGCGGCTTCTGGCCGTTCTTTTAGCGAAGATCAAGAAGCTACACTTCGAGCTTTCGTTACTGACAATTCTGGTCAGTATACCTATGCTCAAATCGCTGAGCACTTCGAAGGCGGAAACTTCTCTCCCAAGTCAATTCAAGGCAAGATTCTATCCATGGAGCTGACCGAGCACGTTGCACCTGCACCTGTTCCTGAGAGTGTTCGCACTTACTCTGCCGACGAAGAAGCTACTTTCATTTCTATGGTAAATGATGGTGCATTCGTTGAAGCTATCGCTGAAGCGATGGGTCGTTCAGTAAATTCAGTTCGTGGTAAGGCTCTGAGCCTGCTTCGTTCTGGCGACATTCAAGCTATTCCTCGTCAAGAGAACACTAAAGGCGCGTCTAACGCAGATCCTTTGGCGGACATTGACGTGTCTGGCATGACTGTTGAAGCTATCGCAGAAGCTATTGGCAAGACTGCTCGCGGTGTCAAGACTATGTTGACTCGCCGTGGCTTGACTGCTTCTGACTATGATGGTGCTGCTAAGGCCGCAAAAGCTCAGTAATCACACTTAGTGTGTAAAGTAGTCTGGCTATCCTTGTGGTGGTCAGACTTTTTAATGTTCGGGGGAACTGTTGAATTTATCTAGTGCTTTAATCAAGCAGTGTGTGCTCGTGGGAGACTTTGAAACGTGGAGTTATCTGCGTAAAGAGTATCTTCCCGCTGAGTATCATCTGTTGTATGAAGCCATTGACTCGCATTGCGAGAACTTTCACAGTTTCCCCACATTTGACGATCTCAAGCTCAGCACTCGTCACGGTCCTACACGGGACAAAGTCTATGCCATAGAGTCTCAGGACGATGTGGATGTGGATGCGGGAACTCTGCTTGAGTATCTCAAAAACGAATATACTCAGAAAGAGATATTAACAGCTCTTGATAAGTATGTCGATAAATCTGATCTCATTCCCACTGCGGAAGAGTCAGTTCAAGAGCTACACCAAATCGTTCTCGATAT